TTTGCCGCCGTTGCCAGCACCATCAGCGAAGAACATGGTGTTCATGTTTTCGATGATGGTTTCTTGGGTCTGGAAGATTTTGCCTTCGAGAAGGTCAATGATTTGAGCTTCGCCGTTGTTCTTGGCTTCTTCCATGCCGTTGATGGTTACGGTCGCAGCGTACTGTTTCCAGTCGTACTCAGCAGCCGTGATGCCTGTCTGAGCGGTTACCGCAATCGTGTCCGTTCCACTGTACGAGCCAGCGGTTGAGTTGGTTCCATAAATTATTGGGACAACAATCTTTGCGCCGCCAGACACTGTTCTCATGGTTTGACCGTTGGTCAAAGCATAGAAAAGTGGGCGAGCACTAAAGATATTATCCTGCAACTTAGGGATATAGTTATTTAACGTCGTTGAGAGAATCTCATCGAAGTTGGCGTTTCCAGCCATTGGTTACTCCTAAAAGGTTAAGTGCTTAATTGTTTTTTTGCCAATTCAAACGCTTCCCTGATACTGCCAGCCTTACCTTCAGGCTTTGGTTGGGTTCCCGATTGGGTTGACCCACCTGCAGTGACCACAGCCGCTTCACGTTTCTGATTCGTAATCTCCTGCTCTTTTTGCAGTTTGTCCGCTGTAGATTTAACATCGTTAAATTGCCAGTGGGCATATGCCGCATCCAGATTAGGTATTTGATTCTTCAACGCATGATTGAGAAGTTCGCGAGAATCAAATTCTCCGTACTTCTCTTGCAGCTTTAGGACCTCGTTCTCTATGACTTGTTGACGTTGTGCTGCTTCTTGCTTTTCGATTTTCTGCTCTAGATGAGCCAATCTTTTTGCTGTGGGGTCTTCATCTTCCCACTCATCGGGTTCCACTGCACTAACAGTAGGAGTGTCCAAATCAAAAGATCTAGCTAAAACCTTTAATGTTTCTTCTGGGTTTGATTCTAAGGCGGATACAATCGCTTCAGCTTGTTGCAAGCGTTCACGTTCTGCGGATATCTCCTGCGTTTTGCGGGTGTAATCCGCTTGACGCTGATATCCGTTCAAAAGTTCACTTTCGGGTATCTGCATTTCCTCGCCGTCCACCTTTACGGTGTACGTTTGCTCGTCTACTGCAGGTCCTTCATCAACTTCAATATGTTCTGAAGCTTCAAGAGTGTCCACGTTATCTGTGGATTCCGTCATAACTTCTGTTTCTTCGGGCACTAGCCCCTCCTAGGAGTCTTCAATGAGTTGCTCCTATAAGAATATAGCTCTGTCCCATCACAATGCGGGGAGTTCCATCCCCATTTGTCCTTGTAATTGAGCTAATAGCTCTGGTGGGACTCCGCCAGTAGGCGCAAAAGCGCCATCTTGTGCGGGTGGCAAGGGCATTCCTCCCATTTCTAGGGGCATTCCACCTGCCATAGGATCTTCTGGTGGCAGTTGCTCTTCTTCAGCCATAGTTTGAGGATCTGGCTGTTGGATCAAAAACTTTTCAGGATCTTTAATACCAAATCCAGATTCCAATACATGAACAGCGAGCGCTTGAGGGTCGATAACCGTTCCCACAAGCGGGCCTACAGCATTCATCAAACTGATTGCTTGCTGCTTCCGAATAGTGTCATTCATGGGCTGTGTAGAGCCTGCTTGGACGGAGAAATCGTATTCTCCCACAATGTCTTCACGGTTATATTCAATGAAGAGATCTTGTCCTTTCCCAGAAACCCGAGCCATGTGTTCGCCAGTCATGAATTGTTGCATGAGTTGGATCACACGACGAGCCACTGCCGAAATAGCAATTTCTACAATCGCAAGTTTGTCTGCTGAACGAGCATTCTGAGCATCAGCGACAATGCTTGCTTCTGTAGCAGTACGCCTTATCTCTGGCATAGCGCCACGGGCATATTCCGATATACCGCTTACGGTATTAATATCGTTTTCTATTATGTTTGAATAGTTGTAAATCTCTGGACTTACAGCGACTTGAGGCATCGGAACAACAACGTCCTGAAGTGGTTTGTTCTCATCCACAACAGGGACCAGTCTGCCATCCTCATCTGATTCAAGAGCTTCTCTGCCTTCAGGACCGAAAGAACGTTCGTGGTAGAGATATTTTCTCGCATACCGTTTTCTGTCGTTCATAAGCTGCGAACGAGTTTTATCTAACTCAAGTTGCAGCGACTCAATCGATTCTAAATCTCCGATTGGGTAGAACCGATCAGGAACGTCGTAGTTGCGTAGCATCACGAACGGCTGACCATACGGGTAAGGCATGGCAAGCGGGTCAATAAGAAACTCATCTGAGCCATCTGCATAGACAGCCAAAGTATTGGCAGCTATATCATAGAATTCCCAGATAGTTACTTGGTCACCAAGGAATTCATTGCGGTTGTCTTCATAATCCCTTGTTTGGTTGTATCCACCGTTAGCGGATAAACGTTTCCTGGCAGAAGGTTTATATCTTTTATCGTTTTGTGCTTCTTCTACTGGTCGCACAATTCTTTGTGCGATCCATTTAGCATCTTCCATGCAAGTAGCTGCAGGATCAACAAACACATCAAAGGGCGAGATTCGTTCCACAAACGGTTGGTCTTCAACGACACGCATAATGGTTGAAGGAACGTTCGCCATGAGGTCTTCATCGGTTGGTAGATCACCTGCTAAATCAGGTGATTCCATCGCAAACTGATCTACTTCATTTATCGCTTGCGAAATTAAGTCATCACGTTCAGCTTCAGTAACTGATTGTTCTTGCTCAACAAATTTCCAACCGACCTTTACCCATCCATGTCCAAAGATTAAGAAATCTTTGACAGCGGTACGGAAAGGGGTACGGAAATCGTGATGTTTCCAAAGATAGTTAGCTACTGCTTCGACAAACGCAGCACGATCATTGTTTTCTGGATTGTTGGCTTGCACAACTATTTTGGGATAGTTCACTGCGACGCTTGGTGCGATCACATTGATTGTGCTGAAAGCCAGGTTTACTGCAATCAGATCCTGTTTAGTTGAAGTAGTCGCAGGCCAGTGTTTGCCTCGGTACAGATCGGAAAGACGACGCCAAGTTTGTTCAAAGTTCTCTTGATCTCGCCACATCTGGCATTTGTTGATCTTTTCGGAATAATCTTCGAGTTGTTCTTGCCGAGTTTTCCGAGCCATATCTAAAATTGTGCTTTCTCTGGCAGCTTCTCAATGCTGCGACCTTGGGCCTTAGCTTCAGCGAAGACTTTAGCTTCTCTTTGGCGTTTCGTAAGACCTCGCTCGTCAGGAGCGAGAGTCGATTCAAAACCTTGTCCCGTGGATACAACTATTGACTTTAGGCGTAAACGACGTTCATAAAGTTCGTGAAGTTCTGGAAGTGGAACAGCACCTCGCCGTTCCAATACATATTCCGTGAACTCTTCAAATGTCGCCCCGTCTGGCAGGACGGCCATAATCAACCAGCGTCGTGACCGCGGAAGTTAGGTTGTACGCCTGCGGGTTCAACCTTGCCAGTGGTCCCGTGTTGGTTTTTGGGAGTGTCGCGAACACTTGTGTTGCCGTAGTCACCTGTTTGGTTGGCGTATTTGCCAGCATCCATACGTTGTTTCGGTGATTGAGGACCACCTGGGGTCCAGATTGGGTTAGCAGAAACACTGGAACCACGTTCCATTTTGCCGTTCTTGCCTTTTGCCCCATCTACAGTTTCGGTCCCGCTTGTGTGCGAAACAAATTTAGCCATTACAGCCCTTCCTTGTAGAACATGCTCTATATGAAGATTACCGTGTCCCACGGACTGTATATGATCCGATGTTGTTTGGCGAGGATTCTTCTGAAGCTCCTGCTAAACGAGCAAACCAATCAACAGTCCAGTAGTCATTAACCTCGGGAGCATATTCAGGTTCGTAAGCATATTTACGCATCTGATTAGCTAACGCTAATGCCATAACTCGGTCATCATAGGGGGAACCCGACATGGAACCTCGTTCGTTACGCACATAAGTGCGTAACTCCCCGACAGTGTTGCGGTCATTAATTTTTAGTTCACTGTTTCGTAGAGCAGAACTTAGATCATCGATCATTAGAGGTTTAGATGTTCTTGTTGTCTTCCAACCGTATTCTTGGCTGATCCTGTTGTTTACGTTGTTGAGTTGACGTTTCCGAAACAGGTTGGGGTAACCCGAGTGACGCAGTTCGGTGATGGTAGTTAGGCCGTGGTTGTTTGACTCGACACAACACAGAGCATTTCTGTACCACATTCCTACTGCCATGACTTCTTCAGCTAAAAGATCGGGTGCTATGTGTCCATGCCAGATAGCTGACTGGTTTCCCGTTCCTACGTTTAAGACTTGTATGACGCTGTAGTCACCGTGGCCTAGTCCTTCTGCTGTATCCACTCCCATCACGTAGGCGCTACGGGAATCTGGGTTTTCCCAGACTTCAAGACTCATGTTCTGAACT